CCAGTCTACTGCTAACCTCGCATGCCAAGCACGAATTGAATATGAGCTTTCAGTCGAAGCGGCGAGCTATGAACTAGAACTTCGAAATTGGGAGATTCAATATAATGCACTCCACGAAGAAACAAGTCTTCTGATCTTTCAGAAGGATGAAGAGATCGATCACTTGCAAAGGGCGCTCTTAAAACAATCGCCCCAAAACAATTGGTTGTGGGCTGCAGGAGGTGTTGCAGTAGGAGTGGTAGCAACGTATGGAGCCTATAGATTGTTCAATGAGTGATAAAGATCTAAACAAAATCGCACGCATCGAACAGGCAATTGCCAAGAAATATGGTAAAGAAGCAGTTCAGAATCCCCGCGCAAATTGGGACGAGACCAAAGAAAAAGAATATCTTGAACAGATGCGAGAGTTATATAAAAAAACAACCAAGCATGAAAGCTTCCAAGAGAAAATAGATGTAAATGGTATAAAGGTTTCAAAGAAACTATTTAATAGAGATTCTTTACAACGTTGTTCTGTGTGTTCTTCTCTCACGAAAAAAACAGCAGACGATGTTTGCTTTCTAAAATTCGATTGTTGCTATAAATGTTACATCCAATATGTGGAAGATAGAGAAGAAAGATGGAAAAAAGGTTGGAGACCAAATAATGAAAACAACGAAACGTCAATTAAAAAATCTAATTAAGGAAGAAGTCTTAGCGCTTTTTGAGGCCGAGGAGACCCTGGACAAGACCGGATTACAAAAACAAGTACGAGCCCAGTCATCCTCCGCAGTAGCCTCATCTCTGTCGTCGCTTAATCCACAAGAAGTTGAACTTATTCAACTTTTACGACAAATGCAAACGATTGCGGTGCAGAATACAGGCAACCAAGCTACGAATGCTGTAACAAGATATCTGGAAATGGCTGTAGCTGAAATGGCGAAGCTTGATAAAGCCGGCAGCGATGCCGCAACCAAGAAAGAACCGGCCGCTGTGCCGGATCCCGCGGCCGCGGCCGTGGCGCCAGGACAAGAAGAAAAAATAGTAGAGAAAATTATCCAACGCTTATCTCGAAGGAGTAGGTAGCATGGCAACAGTTTATGAAATTATACAAGGTTTATCGCAAGCGGCCGCAAATTCATATGATGGCGCGCTGGGTGAAGATAATGAGCCCGACAAGCCCGGAATCCTTCGAAGAGAAGAAGGAGATGCCCTTATTGACCAGCGCGTAATGGATGGCTTTAACGTTAAGTTTTATGGGAACATGATGTGTCTATCCTATCAATCGGAGATTCAATTAAAAGAAGTTTATGCTTCCGGTTTTGAATCCGACATTGATCAGCGACTTGGCGACATTGTTGGATGGCTCAAGAAAGAGTACAAGAAAATCACAGGTAACGGCGTGACTCTCACCGAAGAAGGCGAAGTCGACGTATTCGTACAAAACACTTCTCGTGTTCGTACTTGGGTACAGGCAAAGAAGCATTATAAGGTTGGAGGACTTGTTGCCGAAATGAACGATGACAACTCCGGAAACCTTGCTCCAGTTGAGAAAAAATGGGAAACCTTCCTTAACCAAGGTGGTTGGAACGGCAAAGGTGGCTCACGCCCCGATAACGATAGCCGCAAGAAAGGCTCGGAGACTGAAAAATGAAAATTTCTCTGGCGCGCCTTAAAGAGATTATTATGGAAGAGGTTGCGAGAGCAACGGCTATTGAAGAAGAAGGTGTCCCAGGCTCCGAGGATGACGAGACAACTCCCCCCCACCCCGTTGAAGAGCAAGAATCCCTTAATATAGAAATTGTGGAAGACTAAAATGAAAGTTACTAAATCCCAACTTAAGCAGATCATTAAAGAAGAGATGGAATCTAGCCCCGCAGTTCTTGCATTACTTAAGGATATTTTAGCGGCTGTAAAAAGTGTGGATACTAGTATTGATTATTTAACCGCCGCTCAAACCGGCGAAGATCCTCTCACGATTAGCACGCTACAAAAAACCATGGGCCGCTATCGCTTGCCATCTAAATTCAGAGGGGAAACCTCCAAAGAAGATGCATGAGTTTTCAACTAGACAAGAAACAGCAAGTCAGCGAGATCATAAAATGCGGCAAAGATCCTTCTTACTTTCTTAAGACTTATGCGCGCATCTCCCATCCTATGCATGGGTTGATTTTATTTGATACGTATGACTTTCAAGATGAGCTTTTGAATGACTTTAATGATTATCGATTCAATGTCATTCTTAAAGCACGACAACTTGGCATCTCCACCATCACTGCCGGCTATGTTGTATGGATGATGTTATTTCATCGCGACAAGGCCATTCTTGTAATGGCAACAAAGTTTGCAACAGCCGGCAACCTTGTCAAAAAGGTTAAAGGCATCATGCGTAATGTCCCTGATTGGTTAAAGATCGCAACAATTAGTGTTGACAACCGCACTTCTTTCGAGTTGTCTAATGGCTCATCGATTAAAGCTGCCTCGACTTCTGGCGATGCTGGTCGTTCTGAAGCCCTATCGTTGCTGGTGCTGGATGAAGCCGCCCATATTGAAAACTTAGAAGAACTCTGGACAGGACTATATCCTACATTGTCTACTGGTGGTCGCTGCATCGCCTTATCGACCCCCAATGGGGTTGGAAACTGGTTTCATAAAACTTGCACAGACGCTGAAGCAGGAGCTAATAACTTTAATCTTACTACATTGAAGTGGGGTGTCCATCCGGATCGCGATGAACAATGGTACAAGAAAGAAACCACGAATATGTCCAAACGCCAGATTGCACAAGAATTAGAGTGCAATTTCAATACTTCTGGCGAAACAGTTATAGATCCCGAGTGCATGGAGTGGCTATTATCTACAGTAAAAGAGCCTAAATACCGCACAGGCTTTGATCGTAATTTTTGGATTTGGGAAGAATTTGATCCTACTTGCAATTATCTCATAGTTGTTGATGTATCTCGTGGCGACAGCGCCGATTTTTCCACATTTCATATCTTAAAGCTCGAAACACTTGAAATCATTGGAGAATATCAAGGCAAAATCACACCCGACTTATTTGCCAACATGCTTAATCAGGTTGGTCGAGAGTTCGGAAATGCGATGATGGTAGTAGAAAATAATAATATTGGCTATACAGTACTTGACAAGCTGATAGAAGCATGTTATCCTAATGTGTATTATTCTATAAAGTCAACACATGAATATATCGAACAACACCAAGCAGAATATAGAACCAACACTGTCCCGGGATTTTCAACAACCCAGAAGACACGCCCTTTGATAGTGGCAAAATTAGAAGAGTTTATAAGAAACAAACTAATTAAAGTATATTCTATGCGCACTGTAAATGAAATGAAAACTTTTATTTGGAAAAATGGCAAGCCTCAAGCAATGAAGGGCTATAATGACGATCTAATTATGGCTCTTGCCATTACATGTTGGGTTCGTGATACGGCGATTCAATCTAATGCTCGTGACTTGAACTATCAAAAAGCTTTTGTAGATGCAGTTATCACAACTCGAACCACGATGAATACACGAATTGCTGGCCAGCATGGCTATAAAGCTGAAAACGCTTTGGACAAAAAAATGGTAGATGCTAAAAAACTTTATGAACAATATAAATGGATTATCAAGTGAGAAAATAAATGGCACGTACACGTACCCCCCCTCAAAAAAACCCCGCGAATAGTGAATCAGGATTGTTTAAAGCCTTAACTAGGCTTTTTTCAGGCCCGATTGTTAGCTATCGTTCCCAGTCCGGAAGACGCATTCGTAGACAACATCTCGATAAGTTTTCTTCACGATTTAAGTCTGCATCTGGACAACAATTTAAGAAAACATTATACAGTCCTCTCGACGCGGTATCTACTAACGCTATCGCAAACCAGCGCAGATCCGAAAGATATGTAGATTTTGATCAAATGGAATACATGCCGGAGATTGCTTCGACATTAGATATTTATGCCGATGAGATGACGACTTATTCTGAATTGCGTCCGATGTTAAATGTCAACTGTCCCAATGAGGAAATTTCTGCTGTACTCAACGTACTCTTTGATAGCATTTTGAATCTCAAGTATAACCTTTTTGGCTGGGCTCGTACCATGTGTAAGTATGGAGACTTTTTTCTTTACTTAGAAATTGATGATAAGTACGGAGTCCAGTCTGTTCTTGCTCTCCCTACCCAGGAAGTCGAAAGATTAGAAGGAATGGATTCTACCAATCCTAACTATATTCAATATCAATGGAACTCCGCAGGCATGACTTTTGAGAACTGGCAAATCTGCCACTTCCGCGTCCTCGGAAATGACAAGTATGTCCCCTATGGTACTTCAATTTTGGAACCAGCACGCCGCATCTGGCGCCAGCTAACGTTAATGGAAGATGCTATGATGGCATATCGCGTGGTGCGCTCATCTGAGCGCCGCGTGTTCAAGATTGATGTCGGCGCCATCCCCCCGAATGAAGTTGAGCAGTACATGGAAAAGGTCGTGACAAACCTTAAGCGCCATCAGGTTATTGATCCTGATACAGGCCGCGTTGATTTGCGTTATAACCCCATGTCTATTGAAGAAGACTATTTTATCCCTGTGCGAGCCGGCTCTGTGACCTCTATTGAAAGTCTTGCCGGCGCCCAGAACATTACACAGATTGATGATATCAAATATTTGCGCGACAAGCTCTTCTCTGCGCTTAAAATTCCCCAATCTTATCTTACGATGGGAGAGGGAGCAGAAGAAGACAAGAGCACTCTCGCGCAAAAAGATATCCGATTCGCTCGCACCATCCAGAGACTGCAGCGAGTCATCATCGCAGAACTTACAAAGATTGGAATTATCCATCTCTACACTTTAGGTTTTAGAGGCGACGATTTATTAAGCTTTACCTTAACACTCAACAATCCTTCGAAGATTGCCGAACTTCAAGAGATTGAATTTTGGAAGAGCAAGTTTGATATTGCTGGTGCTGCCACAGAAGGCTTTTTCTCTCGCCGCTGGGTTACTGAAAACATCTTTGGGATGTCTCATGAAGAATTTGTGCGCAACCAGCGCGAAATGTATTATGATCGCAAGCA